CCTTTCTGATGCGCAAAATTGTTTTTCCTCGCAATCTTGTTTGGGTCGGTGAGTGTTGCTATCCAATTCCTGTAAAACGCACAGGAGCTGACAGGTTGAAAGTTCTTTGGGCGACGAATCCAGAAGAGGCAAGAAGGCAAAGGGGATTGTTGTGAGAAGCCTTGTCCTAGACTGTGAAACCACAGGCTTGATCCAGAACAGCGTCAAGCCACTCTCGCAACAGCCCAGCATAATTGAATATTTTGGTCAGATCGTCGAAGGCACAGAGGTCGTCGAAGAGCTTGAATTCTTCTGCGACCCCGGCTTCCCAGTCTCGGAAGAGATTACCCGAATAACCGGAATCAAGCCTGAGCAGGTCAAAGGCCAGCCNNNCTTCAGCCACTTCNCNGANNNNGTAANNGNNCANATTGAAAGCGTTGATGAGGTCGTCGCGCATAACATGAGCTATGACAGGGCGATGGTCAATTTCGAGATGAAGCGTGCTGAGACANNNNTTNNCTGGCCGGCCAATCTGATCTGCACCGTCGAGGGCACCGAACACTTGAAAGGCCATCGGCTGAATCTTTCGGCGCTGCATGAATTCCTGTTCGGTGAACCATTCACCGGAGCTCACAGGGCACGGGTCGATGTGGCGGCGCTGACACGGTGCTTCATTGAATTGCGAGAAAGAGGCGAATTGTGAAAAGGAAGAAAGGCAAAAAGCGTGTCCTCAAGCATGGCACAAATACAGACCCAGCCGCTGGAGGGCGAATCCCTCCGAAAATTTCGCTGAGCAAAACACCTTGGGATGAAGAAAAGGAAGGCAAGAAAAATGCCAAGACTTAGGACTGGCTTCAGTTTCAGAAAAGCAGCAGGCACAATTGACGATTGCATGAGCCGCATAAAAGAAGTTGAATGGCCTGTCGCGCCGATCACCGACCGCGCATCGACCTTCGGTTGGGTGCGGTGGGAGGCTCTGGCAAAAAAGAATGATCTGCGTCCAATTTTCGGGGTTGAGCTGGCGGTGGCTGAGTCGATCCATGAGAAGAAGCCAACTGTCGATTATTGGACATTCATCGCCATCGATGAGGTCGCGCCGATCAACCGAATCGTTGAGCTGGCCACGGAGCAGTTCCGCTACCAACCGCTGTTGACATACGCTCAGGCACAGGCAGCAGAAGGGGTCTATCGCGTCGTGGGGCACCGGGCCAAGCTCGAACTGGTTGAGCCTTCCTCGACCACAGTATATGGCCTCTGCGGGGCATCGGCCAAGGGCCACATAAAGCGTGCAATCGCTTCTGGCCTTCAGATGGTCGCTGCAACAGAGAATTTCTATCCGCGCATCGAGGATGAGGGGCTGTATGAGGTGCTTTGTGGGCGCGGCGCTTCGACCCAGACCTACCAGCAGCACATCCAGAGCGACGCAGAGTGGCTCGATGAGGTTGGTCGGAAGTCAGGGCTGGGCGAGGCTGAGTTGAAAGCTGCACTGTCGCTTAGGAACGATATCTGGGGGCAGTGCAAGGCTGGTTTACGCTCTGCTGAGATCGTCCACCCACCACGACCAAAGCCTTTGCGTGAAATGTGCATTGATGGCGCGGCGCGAGTCGGGTGCGACCTCTCCCGGCCGGAATATGCCGCACGCATGGACCTTGAGCTAGAGTTGATCAAGGTGAAGGAATTCGAGGACTACTTCTATCTCGTGGCCGACCTCTGCCAGTGGGCACGCAAGGAGATGGCTGTTGGTCCGGCGCGCGGATCGTCTTGCGGGTCGCTGGTTTGTTACCTGCTCGAGATCACCACAGTTGATCCGATCCCGTTCGGGTTGATCTTTGAACGCTTTATTGACATAAACAGAGGAGGATGGTTTTTTACCAAGGAGGCAGAAGATGCCGCGATTCAAGCACTCTCTGAAGATGAAAAGCATCGGGAGGGAACAGTTGCTAAAGCTCTTTGAAGAGAACAACTCCCAGGCCTCTGTTGCGGAGGTTCTCGGGATTTCTCAGATGACTGTAAGTCGTCATGCAAAAAGACTTGGAGTTTTTTGGGATGGTAAAGTTGCTGCGAACAGAGATATTGAAAAAAGGGCAAATCACTCAAAGGTATTGAGAGAGGGATTCCGCAGTGGCAGAATCACCCCTTCTTGGACGGGAAAGAAACAATCCCCAGAGACCATAGAAAAAAGAGTAAGGCAAATAAGAGGAAAGCCAGCATGGAATTCAGGGAAGGCGATAAAAGCATATTCCATTTGCCAGATTTGCTTCTCTAAATTCGAACACTCTCCTAGGAGGTTGCGCAAGTTTTGTGGCAGAACTTGCTCAGGCAAAAATGTTTCAGACCTTCATGCCAAAGGTAAATACGAAAAGAACAAACAAGGAAGAGGCAATGGGGGTCGCTATGGAGGTCGCTGGATGAGGTCTTCTTGGGAGATCGAATTTGCAAAGAGGCTGGACTCTGTAGGCATCCTTTGGGAGTATGAGAGGGAGGCATTTAAGCTCAGCAGCGGCAAGTCTTACAGGCCTGATTTTTATATCCCAAAATTAAGCCTTTTAATTGAGATCAAAGGGCACTGGTGGCCCGATGCTAAGGCGAAGTTTAATCTATTCAGGAGAGAATTTCCTGAAAGAGAGATAATTGTTATAAGAGAAGAACTTTGGCATGAGAGGCTTGGCTCAAGATGAAAAGATGGGAAGATAAAATTCTTAACGACAGGGCATCCTCTCTGGACCCAAAGATTCTTAGAAACATAATGCACGCAGTAAGAGCCTCTGTTCCGTTCCAGCAGGCAATCGAGAGAGAGCTTGATCTGCCTAAGAATTCTGCAATATCTTGGCTTGTCGGACAATCAGAAGACCTCCCAGAAGACCTTTTGTGGGGGGTGAAAGAGGACAAGTCCCTACCCGATATTGATATTGACTTCTCGGACCAGCAACGCCATCGGGTGTTCGATTATCTGCGCAAGACATACGGCATTGACCGTGTGGCGCGCCTCGGCACAGTCGCGATGTTTAAGGCACGGTCATCGCTGCAAGAGGCAGGGGCGGCGCTGAAGATACCGCGATGGAAGTGCGACGCTGTGGCAGAGTCATTGATTGAGCGCTCCGGAGCCGATTCACGCGCCACCGACACGCTTATTGACACGCTGATGCAGACTGTTCCCGGCAAAGAGCTGCTGGCTGAATATCCAGAGGCAGTGATTGCTGGGCAGATGGAGGGGCACCCGAGGCATTATTCACAACACGCCGCTGGGGTGGTCGTCGCAAGCGAGCCAATCAGCAACTATGTCGCCATTGATCACCGCACGAATGCAACAATGTGCGACAAGATTGACGCTGAGGGGCGTTTGGGGCTGCTGAAGATTGACGCACTGGGCCTGACGCAACTTTCGGTTTTCGAAGATGCAGTTTATGCGGCTGGGATGACAATGCAGGATTTGCAGCGCGTGCCACTCGACGACCCAGCCGCCTTCGCCGTCCTCAATCGTGGTGAGTTCTCTGGCGTCTTTCAGTGGAATGGCAATGCGCTGCAGTCTCTGACTCGGCAGGTCGTCGTAGACAGGTTCAACGACATTGTTGCAATCTCTGCTTTGGCACGTCCCGGTCCGCTCGCGACTGGCGGAGCGACGCAATGGGCGAACAGGCGGATGAGCGGGACAATTCCACCCGGCATTCACCCAATGCTTGATTCGCTGACGTCCGACACCTATGGCGTTGTGATCTACCAAGAACAGGTTATGCGCATTGTTCGCGAGATGGGCGGGCTGAGCTGGGCAGATACATCCTCTGTCCGCAAGGGCATGTCCAAGAGCCTCGGAAATGAGTTCTTCGAGCAGTTCAAGAAGAAGTTCGTCGATGGCTCGGGGGTGAATGGGGTTTCTGAGGGCAAGGCCGTCGAGATATGGGACCAGATAAATACCTTCGGGTGCCTTTCAGGAGAAACCCTTTTGGCACTGCCAGACTCAAATCAGCACTCTCCGAGCGAAATAACCATCGAGGAACTTTTCTTTAATGGTGGCTATAGCAAGGTTCCTTCATCAAGGGATGGAAAGATCGCACAACAAGGTCGACCAAAGGCACATCTTTGGTCGGTGACGGAAAATCACGTCCATGGAAATCCATCAATACAGCCACAAAGAATTGCAGACATTTGGCAGTCTGGAATCAAAGAGACTTTGTTGGTTGAGTTGGAGGGCAAGTCGATAAGAGCCACGAAGGAGCACAAATTCCTCGTCCTCGGAAAGGGCTGGCAGCGCCTCGGGGACATATCAGAAGGCCAGCAAATTGCTGTTATGGGATCAGGACACAAGGGGAAGAAGTGGAAAGGGGTCGGCAGTGGAGCACACAATGAATGGCACGGAGAGTCGAAAAGGTTTCAAGAGCAGATCTTGCGGCTTCGTGCAAAATTTGACTTCTGCCAAGTTTGCAAAGAGCATCCATATGAGGAAACCCACCACATTGACGAGAGCAGGCTAAATAATGAATTGTCTAATCTGTTGCCTGTTTGCAGAAAATGTCATAAGAGCCTTCACAAGAAGCCGATCCGATTTAGTCGCGGAAGGCAGGTTGATTTCAAGAGGGTAAACCGAATAAGTTCCCCGAGAACAGAGATGACATATGACATCTCAATGGAGCCTGGAGACAACTTCGTTGCAAATGGGATAATCACCCACAATAGCTGGGCCTTCAATAAGTCGCACGCTGTGGCTTACGGATATATCAGCTACTGGTGTTGCTGGTTGAAGGCCAACCACCCATTCGAGTTCGCAGCCGCGACCCTGACCCACGAGAATGACCCATCTCGCCAGATCGAGTTGCTACGCGAGATGCGCAATGAAGGTTACGACTACCTGCCTGTTGATGCTGACCTGTCCACCGACAAGTGGACAGCTGGGTCGAAGGACGGCAAGAAGGTTCTTGTCGGGCCGCTGCAGAACGTCAAAGGCATTGGGCCAAAGCTGGTGAGCCAGATAATCGGCGCGCGCAATCGCGGCGAGCAGGCGCCCGAAAGGGCGAAGAAGCTGCTGGCTGATCCGAAAACCGAGATTGATTCTCTTTCGCCAGTCTCGGATGCATTTAAGAGGGTGATGCCAGATCCATCAGAGCGAAACATCAACACACCTGTCACTCCGATCGGTAAATTGAAGCCGTCGAAAGAGCCATACGAAGCGATGATCTTTTGCACACCGCTCAAGATCAATCCGCGCGACGAGAATGAGATAATCAATGTGCAAAAACGCGGGCACGAGATAACGGACGGTCGGACGGACTTCTTGCAGATTCGCCTCAGCGACGACTCTGGGACGATCATGGGCAAGGTCAACAGGTTCAACTTTCGTAATCTGGGACCAGAAATCATCAACAAGGGGCGCGCAGGCAAGAGCCTGTGGGCGTTCAAGGGCAAGATATACACAGTCGGAGATAACTTCTTGGTGTTTTCGATTTCGCAGGCAAGATATATAGGAGATANGGAAGAATGAGTAGCAATGAAGGAAAAGCAATGACAAAAGTAAGCAATCTCGCAGAGATCGAACCCGTTCGGGAATACCTCAACCGGGTCGGCGCTGAGCCACGCTCGCTGAAAACAGCAGTTGTGCGCATAACCCACGGCGCGTACTGGACGGACACTGCAGTGATTCGCTTCGGAACGGACGGATTGGTCAGCTGTTCCTCGCTCGAGCATGCACCGACAGAGAGCGAGCAAGCGGCCATAACCAATGTCTGGTCAACTCTGAGCTTCCCTCGCATCAAGCACCTCAGCCGCATCACCAATCCACCTCCGATGATGCGCGATGCAGATCCAAAGGACGTCTTCGAATTCCGGTCAATGGACGGGGCCGAGATCCTGATGATACAGGTGCGCACTGAACGCTTCGGGGTTGATGGGGGAGTGCAGAAGAACTACNTCCCATTCACATACTGGGACGATGATGTTTGGCGCACGGCGGAGCCGGACGGAGAATTGCCGCTGTGGGGACTCGACCAACTAAAGGACCACAAGACGGTGTTCGTCCATGAAGGGGCGAAGGCAGCAGCTCACTGTCGATGGATGGCCGAGGGCAAGAGCACAGAGGCGCGCAAGGCCTGCGACTCTCACCCTTGGGGAGGTGAATTGCAGGGAGCTGCCCATGTCGGGTGGATTGGCGGCGCAATGAGTCCCAATCGCACTGAGTGGTCGGTGCTCGCGAAGCAAGGCGTCGAACGCGCCTACATCGTCGCCGACAACGATGAACCGGGCAAGGCTGCAATCGCGCCGATAAGCAAGGCTCTGAAGATTGCGACATTCTCTGTTGAGTTCAATGGGCGCTTCAAGCCGGCATTCGACCTGGCCGATGAGTTCCCGACAGAGATGTTCAAGTCAATCGGTGCATCGCAATTCTACACGGGTCCTTCGATGCGCGACCTGCTCAGTCCGGCAACGTGGGCGACCGACCTATTGCCAAATCCAGCAGGCACTGGCCGACCAATCAATGTTCTGCGCGACTCGTTCAAGCGCATGTGGGCATACGTCGAAGAGGCTGATGCATTCGTGTGCACGGAGATGCCAGAGATAATCAGGTCTGAGTCGGTGCTCAACAAGATGGTCGCCGGATTCAGCCATGCCTCAGAAACAACAAAGCTGTTGGTGAAGAGCTACAAGGGGCGTTCGGCCAAGATATGCTATCGCCCTGACCACTCGGCAAGGCTGGTCGATTATCGCGGCACAAATGCAATCAACCTTCATGTGCCTTCAAATATCAAGCCATCGACTGGCGACGTCGGGCCATGGCTCGAGTTCCTGAATTATATGTTCGTGAACGAGGATGAACGGAAGCAGGTCGAGCGGTGGTGTGCGACGCTGATCTCACACCCCGAAGTGCGCATGGGGTATGGATTGTTGCTGGTGAGCGAAACCCAAGGCATCGGCAAGACCACTCTCGGGTCAATTGTCCTCGGGCCGCTGGTCGGGATGGGCAATGTGGGCTTCCCCGGCGAAAGCGACATTACCTCAGCCTTCAACGACTGGGTGGCCCACAAGCGCCTCGCAATTGTCAACGAGATTTACTCCGGAGCCAGCTGGCGTGCCTACCACGCTCTGAAGTCCATCATCACAGACCCAGACGTCACAGTGAACCAGAAATACATGCGTCAGTACACAATTGATAACTGGTGCCACATCTTCGCCTGCTCCAACTCGATGCGTGCTCTGAAGATGGAGAATGACGATCGGCGCTGGCTCTATCCTGAGGTCTCAGAAACCCCGTGGCCGCGCGAAAAGTTCGTGGCCTTCCGGCATTGGATCCAGAGCGGCGGGCTGAGCATAATCAAGGCTTGGGCAAATGGCTATGGTGACTATGTCTCTCCTGCTGAGCGTGCACCTATGACTGAGCGCAAGCGAGAGTTGATTGAAGGCTCCCGGTCGGAGGCCCAACAAGAAGCAGCGGCGCTGGCCGAACAGCTGAAAGACCTCGGGCGACCGGGAGGGATGTTGCTGAAGGATGTTGTTGGCTGGGCGCGAGCGAATGCACAAGGGCGAGTGTTCGACAGCGACTATGAGCTGCGCCGAGCGATGCAAGACAGTGGCGTGCGTGCATGGAGTAAGCGCATAAAGGTTAAAGGGCGGCTGCAATATGCGATGGTGAATGATATGCTGTTCGATCTTTGCCAGAGGGCGGATGATCCGCTCGCGGTGATCCGGGAACACCTGATAAAGCCGGATGATATTATGGAAGGAGCGATGTGATGGATGCAAGATGGACTGAAGTTTGGCTGGCGCTGCCTATCAAAAACCAGACTGTAATTGCTTGGGCCAAAAACGGAGAAAACCAAGTTGAAAACCTGATGCAGGAAACATTCTTCAACGGTCGTGACTTTGTTTACGGATATCACAATAATTGCATGCGTGGCATTACGCATTGGATGGAGCTTCCGGCCCCTCCCCTTGAAGAGGGTGTTTTGTGACATTCAACAACGAAAGTGATGTCAGAAAATGGCTCAAGGAAAGGGCCAGCACTTGCTTCTGGATCGAAAATAAACGTGGCGGAACCATGGGCTTTCCGGATGCCATTGCAGTGGTCGGGGAGCGACTGATCTTCGCAGAACTCAAGCTGGTGAAGTGTGATTCTGTCGGACGGTTGTGGGTTGAAGCATCGCCGCAGCAGGCAAATGTGCTGGTCGAAATGAAGGCTGCAGGCCTCTGTTCTGGGGTGATTGGTGGGCTGGAAGGGGGTGGATCGGTCGTCTGGGTTGAGCCAGAATGGCTGGTTCGAGCTGGGAATTCGGGTGAAATTGGCGGGAGGAAGAGGTATGATCTTGCGAAATTTGAGGACTTTGGTGGGTGAAAAGGGGTGATCTGAAATTGGAACTTGGAACTTCGGCATATAATTTTCCATTTTCATTGAATAAAATTTCTAACTTATCGCACTTTGAATCCGAAATTCACGTTTTATTTGGAACCTTGGGATATTCAGCATGTTTTATTCAATGAATAATCTTTCGTTTGGAGGCCTGCGAGCGAAATATTCGCAAAACCCTTTATCGGGAATGTTTTCGTGGTGTTAGCAAAATGGGCAAAAAAGGAGGAGTTGGAAAAGTGGTGAAATTTGGGTGGTATTAGAAATCAATGACTTACAAGGTTCCAAGTTCCAGCAAAACGCTCGATCTAAAACTCCCCCAGTGTTTTCTTAGGTTCCTTTTTTCTCTTACTCTTCTTCGTTGATCTAGAGAAAAAAGAAAGGTTTATAATAGAAACTGTCGGCAGAGTATTGGATTATAGCGAAAAAAGCGAACTTGGAACCTTTTTGGAACCTTTTGTGGAAAGAGAGCGAAAATGACCAAGAAATGGTATGTGTGCTACTGCGAGCCGTCGAAGGTGCTGGCGCTGGTGGATGAGTTGAAGGCGAAGGGCCTTGAGGTCGATTGCCCTTGGTTCGAGTATCGCAGGAGGGTGCCCCGGCAAAACCGCGTCGAGATTTTGAAGAAGCCTCTAATCGGCGGTGTGTTTTTCTGCCGCTCTGATTCCTGGCCTCTTGGTGGTGGCAGCATTGCCGGGGTAGACCTGCTCTCTGTTTCTCGGCTTCTCTCTTTCGGCAAGGTCGGTGAAGTCTGCGAGGAAGAGCTTGATGAGTTCCGCCTCGCAGGGATCCAAGATGGTAAGATTCGCACCGAGTTTTTGAAGGGAGACTCTGTGACGGTTCGCTCAGGCCCATTCGAGGGTTTTAAAGGGGAGGTAATTTCTGAATCTGGAGGGCCTGTGAATGTGCTGTTGGAAGGGTTCCAAGCCAATTTCAAATTTTTCCCTTGCCTTTTGAGCAAAAACAAGGCATGATGGAGTTATGCCATATAGGCTGTTCGGCAGCGAAGTCGCAGCTAAATGCCCGCGCCCTGCCAATATCACCGGGAAGGGTTGTGCCCTTGCCCGGATTATCGCATTTTAATAAAACCTGAAAGCAGGACTTATGTCTGTAGGAAATGAAGCCACAAGATTCCCAAAAGGGAAAAGCGCAAATCCTGGAGGCAAGACTTCTGCCCAGCGCAAGCTTGAGGTAAAGAATGCAGAGTCAGCAACCCGCCTGCGCAATCGTATGCTCCACGCCCTTGAGGAAAAATTGCTTGCTGCAGGAGAAAAAGCGGATGCTACTGCAGAGTTGATGATCGAGGCTGCAATCCTTAAGCTACTTAAAGATGCTGAAGATCGCGGTCTTGGCTCTCCACTCAACAGCACAGAGCTGACAGGCAAAGACGGAGCTGCGATCCAATTTGAGGACACAACCAACGATGCCACAGCTTTCGCCAGCCGCATGGCTGGCCTCGCAACCCGCAGCCTTCCAGAAGAAGGAACTGGAGAAGCTTAGCAAGGAGTCGATGGCTGAGCTCAACTGGACTTGGCGCGGCTGGTGGGCGCGCCCTTCCCAGTTGGCACCAGAGGGTGATTGGCGGCACTGGCTCTACATCGGCGGACGCGGTGCTGGAAAAACACGCGCGGGCGCTGAGTGGGTCCGTGAGCAGGTCAAGGCAGGCTCTGGTCGCATAACTATGATTGCCCCGACTGCAGGCGACGCACGAGACGTTATGGTGGAAGGCGAGAGTGGTCTTCTTTCTGTGTGCTGGAGCAGTGATAAGACGAATTTGGGGGCACCCCTAGGGAGACCGACATACGAGCCTTCTAAGCGCCGCGTTTCGTGGTCTAATGGCGCTGTTGCAACGCTGTTCTCTGCTGAGGAGCCAGAACGCCTCCGAGGTCCACAGGCAGATGCGATGTGGGCAGACGAATTAGCAGCATGGAAGAATGCGCAATCTACATGGGACATGGCCATGTTTGGCCTACGACTCGGCACGGATCCACGAGCCATCGTCACGACAACGCCGAAGCCAGTGCCTCTGGTGCGTTCTTTGATGAAAGACTCTCGCAGCGTTATGACTCGAGGCAGCACATATGACAATTCTGCAAATCTTGCTGCTCCCTTTCTTGAGGCAATTCGCGAGAGGTATGAAGGCACCCGTCTTGGGCGGCAGGAGATTGATGCAGAGCTTCTGGATGATGTGCCCGGCGCTCTGTGGACTGTTGATATGATCGACGCCGCCAAGCACCCTGTCGGAGAGGCCCAGCGAGTTATCGTGGCAGTTGATCCGAGCGGCGCAGACGGAGATCCAGAGAGCGGAGCAGACGAAATTGGCATCATCGTCGCAGCAAAGATGATGGATGGCACATTTGCCATTCTCGAGGATGCGACTTGCAACCTCTCGCCCGAGGGGTGGGGCAGGCGATCTGTTGAGCGGTATCACGCACACAGCGCATCGATGATTGTGGCTGAGCGGAACTTCGGAGGTGACATGGTTGGTGGTGTGATCCGGGCGGCAGATCGAAATGCCAAATTCAAGCTGGTCACTGCATCTCGCGGTAAGGCAGTTCGTGCTGAGCCGATTGCGGCCCTTTATGAGCAAGGCAGGGTGGCACACTCTGAAGGCCTTGAGAGGCTGGAGGGCCAGATGCTGCAAATGACTCTCACAGGCTTCGTCGGGGAAGGCTCTCCAGACAGGCTCGATGCTGCTGTTTGGGCACTAAGCGAACTTGCATCAACAAATAATAACACTTGGGAAGGCACAATATGATACTGGACGGCCTTCGTAACATCGTGGCAAATCTCGGCACCAGCCGCGACAAGGCCAGCCACTCCGAGTACGTCGAGCACATGTTGTCCGGCGCGCAGTTGGTGGCGATGTATCGCACGTCTGCCGTCGCCAAGAAAATCATCGACTTGCCTGCAGAGGACAGCTTGCGCGAATGGCGTGAATGGCAGGCGGACGCCGACCAGATTGGCGCGATTGAGGCCGAGGAGACCCGGCTGGGCCTGCAAGGCGCTCTTATAAAAGCCAGCAAGCGCGCACGCCTGTTCGGCGGATGTGCTATCTTTATCGGGACTGGCGACGAGGACTTATCGAAGCCGCTGGTGCCGGAGCGAATCGGGCTGGGCGGCATACGATACTTGACGGTGATGAGCCGCCATGCCTTGGTTGCAGGAGACCTTGAGATTGACCCACGGTCTCCGTTTTATGGAAAGCCGCTTTTCTACCGCATGGCAACGCAAGATGAACAACTTGACATTCACCCTTCACGATTCATTATCCTGTCTGGCGATGAGCTTCCTGACGAGAGCCACTCAATCTCCCAACTCGGCTGGGGTGATCCGGTGCTTCAGTCCATTATAACGGATGTCCGCAACCTCGATGCGACAGTGGCCAATGTGGCCAGTCTGGTATTCGAAGCCAAGATCGACGTGATCGGCGTCAACGGGTTCAATGAGGGGCTGCGCAGCGGCGGTACGGCGTATGAAAACATGATGCTTGCCCGTGCCACACTCACAGCCACGGGCAAGGGCATCAATGGCACAGTCCTGATCGACAAAGAAGACACCTACGAGCAGAAGACTGCCAGCTTTGCGACACTGCCGGATATTATTGATCGGTTCATGCAGATGACCAGCGCCGCATCCTCCATCCCCATGACGCTACTGTTTGGCATGTCACCCGGCGGGCTAAATGCTTCAGGGGATGCAGACACGCGCGGCTACTACGACCGGGTGAAGGTTTTGCAGTCGCTTGAGTTGCAGCCCGCCTTGGAAATCCTTGATGAATGCCTGATCCGGTCGGCGCTGGGGTCACGCCCTAAAGAGGTTTTTTATAGTTGGAGGCCTCTATGGCAACCGACTGCGAAAGAGCGCG